AACGAACCTCACAAGGCTTACACAATGCCCTTCGGGGATGATGTGGTGCATTCAGGCTCGTGGGTACTAGGAACGAAACTGGGTGATGCTGAATGGGCGAAAGTCAAAGCCGGTGAGCTAAATGCCTACTCGATAGGTGGTTATGGNAACCGGAAGAAGACAGCCAAAAGCAGCATGCCTCAAGTCGAATTCGTGGAACTAAAAGAGGAACGATAAATGGCCATCACGGCACTAACAGACGTTGAAACGCTCGAAGTGAGCTTGGTGCCGGAAGGCGCTAACCTCAAAAAGCGATTTCCCGTCCTAAAGTCATCGGAGAAAGAAATGTCAGACATTCTGCACGCGGTGATCGACGCTCCAAGTAGCGAAGACACAAAATTCGACCAAGTAGTTAAGAGCAGTGCGCTCGGCGAGAACGCCGAAGCTGCCGAAGCAATCAAAGGCGCGATGAAAATTCTCAACGCCTATTCCGACTCGATCTCTCCCGCCGATGCCTTGGGTGTCCTGGCGAAGGGCTTCGGTGTTCAGAAAGCTGAATACAAGAAAGCCGAAGAAGAGGAAGAAGAGAAAGACGCTGAGAAGGCTAGCGAGTTCGAAGAAGGCAAAGAGTCTGAAGGCGCTAAGCTCTCTGACGAGGAAGAAGACGCTGAAAAAGCCAGCGAGTTCGAAGAAGGCAAAGAGTCTGAAGGCGCTAAGCTCTCTGACGAGGATGAGCTGGACAAAGCCGAAGAGGAAGAAGAGGAAGAAGAGGAAGAAGAGGTCGAAAAATCTCTCAAAGCTCTTCCTAAAAACGTCCGTAGCCAGATGACGGCTCTCTTCAAGTCGCAAAAAGAGGCCGTTGCGAAATCTGAGAAGCTCGAAAAGGCTTTGAAGGTCGAGCGTGATGAGCGGCTTCGTAAAGAGTTCGTTGAAAAAGCCAAGACGGATTTTCCATATGTGCCAGGCAAGTCGTCTGAAGAGGTGGGCTTGATGCTCAAGTCTCTTCACGTCCTGGCTCCAAAAATTGCTGAAGACATCGAAGGCATCTTCAAGTCAGTCAGCGCGACAATCGAGAAAGCCGGTCTGCTCACAGAGTTGGGGTCCGGTATGACAAATCGTGGAGGTGGCGCTTCGGCATACGCGAAACTCGACGGAATGGCTCGCGAGAGTGTTTCCAAGTCGGGTGGATCGTACGCAAAGGCCTTCGAAACGGTTATGCAGAACAACCCCGAACTCTACTCTCAGTACCTTGACGAGCAAGGTCAGTAAGGAGCCATCATGGCATTCTCAGAAAATATGCAGACGATTAGCTTAGTTGCTGGGGAGGATCTCTCNTCTAGCCAGTACTATTTTGTATCCGTGAATACGAGCGGGCAGGCAGTAAAGACCGGCGACGACGGCAANCCCNTTGGCGTTGTACAAAACAAGCCTGAATCAGGACAAGCCGCAACCATTGCAATCGCTGGCGTTACCAAGCTCTATATCGGCACTGAGTCCGGTCTTGGAGCAGGCTACAACGTAGGTTGTGATTCTAACTCCGCAGGCAAAGTGTCTGATACGGGGTCGTTTCGCATGGGTGTCGCACTAGAAGATCCTACCGCCGATGGGGACATTGTCTCTATCCTCCTCCAGAAAAACGGCAAGCAAGCGTAAAGGGAGATTGAACAATGCCTACTCCAACTAGAAGCGATGTTCATGTTAACGCCCCGTTAACAAACGTATCCATCGCATATCTCCAGGAAGCGGATCATTTTATCGCTTCGAAGTGCTTTCCGAACATCAGCGTTCCTAAGCAGTCTGACCTCTATTTCCAGTACGATCAGGGCGATTTTATGCGCTCTACCGCACAACTCCGCGCCCCCGGCACAGAGTCAGCGGGTGCTGGGTACAACCTGACCACAGCATCTTACAGCGCGAATGCCATTGCGTTGCACAAAGATGTGGATGATCAGATTCGGGCTAACGCCGATGCGCCACTGAACATGGATAGCGACGCTACCAAGTTCTTGACGCAGCAAATGCTGATCAAGCGAGATCGCGATTGGGCGAGTAGCTTTTTTAGCGGTGGTTCTTGGACGGGTTCCACTACAGCGGGAGACATCACCCCCTCAACTAAGTGGGACGCCAGTGGCGCGACACCTATCGAGGACATTGAAGCTCAAGCAGATTCCATCGAAGCCAAGACCGGCTTTCGTGGAAATACGCTCGTGCTCGGTGTGGCTGCTTACAACGCTCTGAAAAACTCCGCGGATGTGGTTGACCGAATTCGCTACACGCAAACAGGCGTAGTGAGTCAGGATTTGCTGGCTTCGCTTCTTGGAATGAAGAATGTTCTCGTCGCTCGCGGCGTTTANAACNNCGCGCTNGAAGGTGCTACGGATTCGATTTCGCGAATCTACACCACCGACACGGCATTGCTTCTCTATGTCCCTGATTCTCCGTCCTTGATGCAGCCCAGCGCCGGTTTCACTTTTTCGTGGAATGGCTACAGCGGAGCAGGNCCAGACGGTCAGCGAGTTTCTCGCTTCCGNATGGATCATCTCCGTGCTGACCGCATCGAGATGGAAATGGCGTATGANCAGAAGCAGGTTTCGACCGTTCTGGGCGCACGCTTCGTCACAGTGGATACCTGATAATGTGGGTGGCGGGGAAACCACTTACAGTTAAGACGGCGGATGGCCGGTACGAGGATCGCAAGATTGGCGATCCCGTACCGGAGGCCCCATCGTGGGTTTTTCGGGTCTTTGAGGCCCATAAGAATCTCGGCTGGGTTCGGTGGGTCGAAGAGTCATCGCGACCTTCGAAGCCTTCGAAGAAACGCGGACGTCGCCGAAAGGTCNCAGATGTAGTCACCGAAGGGTAAGGTATGAGCTGGTCATTCAACGAATCGCTGACGACTGACCGNGACAAAGTGCGGTTGAGGATCGGAGATACCAATACGGATGACCAAATCCTGTCTGACGAGACCGTCGATGCCCTTTTGACTGAGCACAGCGATGATGTAATGCTCGCGACGATCTCGTGCGTCCGAGCTATCATTGCGAAGTATTCGCGAAACCTAAATCGCGGCGCTATCGGCATGACTGCCGATATGTCTATTTTCGTCACACAGTACCAAGAGCTTCTCTCCGATCTGATAAAACAGAACCGAGGGAATTCTGGCGTGCGCTACAAATCGGCTTTCAGCGAGTCTCGTAAAGACACCATCGAGAGCGATGCCGATTACATCCAACCATTCGCCAGTGTGGGCATGACTGACTACCCTGGGAGTGGGCAAAACAGCCCCGGTGATCCCGACGCGGATGATTACTGATGACGGATACCCCAGACGATGTGGGTGAAATTTTCACCAAGTACATGGACACCTTCGACAAAAAAGAGATGTTCAAATTGGCTTTCGAGTGTGCTCAGCTAGCAGCTCTTTGGATCGATAGGTCTTGTCGCCAACATTTCAAGCAGAAGAGGCGAAAAGGCCGAGGCGGCGGCGCGGGTTTAGCCGGTTCCTATAAGGCTGTTCCGGCAATTCGCCAATCTAAGGGCATTGTTGCTGGGGCCTATTCGGGTGAGGCTTATGCCGGTATCCGGCAAACGGGCGGCACGATTTATCCGAACAAGAAAAAATCCCTCTCTGTTCCTTTGACGGATAGAGCGGAAACGGTGGGTAGTCCGTCGAATTGGAGCGGTGCCGAAGAGCTGGTTTTTATTCCGGCTCCGCCGGGCAGTAAGCCTGGCGTTAAAGGTCTCTTAGGCCTACGTAAAAGAGACAAGTACATCCCGCAATACGCTTTGCGAGCTTCGGTTAAGCAAGAGGGATCTGGCTATCTGACGTGGGCNGAAAACAAGGTCGCCCCACAGATCCAAAGCCTTGTCGGCGACTCGGTGACCAAAGCTATGCTCCGTGTTCGCGTGCCTAAAGCTCCGGGTGGTGCTTGATGGGAACACCGGCACGCACAAGCATTTTAAGCAGCATTAGCACGACGCTCGCGGGCATCACGACCGGCAACGGCTACAACACAACGGTTGTGACGGT